TGTAATTATAAACCAATTATTACTAATTCATGTGATACAATACTAACATACGATAAAGTATTTATTAAAAGTATTTTCAATGAACCTTTTAGTTCTGATAAAAACACTAACATTATAATGAGTTTATTATCAGGATTAATTTATAAGCACAAAGACAATTCTGTATTAAATAATACATGTATATCGTGGGGGTTAACATCTGATAATTATACAATTTATAATATACAAGACAAGTTAGTATTTGGAGTCTTTATAATAAATAAAACTATTATAATAGTGTTCAAAGGAAGTTCAAACATACATGATTTTTTAGCAGATATAGACTTTGGAGACTATAGTTCACCAGATGATAACATATTAGGAGAAGTACATAGAGGTATGCATAATATTTTGTACTCTAAAATGGATGGCGGTGAATTAAGATGTGATGTAATTACAGATATTATATCAGAATACTCCGATAATTATAATATTTTTCTTACAGGTCATTCACTTGGAGCAGGATTAGCTACTATTTTTTACCAACATCTTAAAAATAGTGTAAAAAATAACATAAAAATTATAACATTTGGTAGTCCAAGAGTTGGTAATAAATTATTTAGAAATAACATAGAAGAGTCTACAAGATTTGTACATAAAAATGATATAGTAACAAAATTACCACTTAATATAATGGATTATTATCATATACCAAAAAAAGTACATTTAAATAATGAAAGTAGTTTTTGGAAATTAAAATGGTGGTCAATAGATGATCATAAAATAGATCATTATTTTTTAGCATTACTTTGATTTTATTTTATATTTTATTTTATTATATATATATATATACAAACAATGGTTATTAAAAAGAATACAAAGACTAAGCTTACTAAAACAGGTATTAAAAACCCAACAGTTAAAAAAGGTGGTAATAAAACTGTTAAAACAAAAGTTGTTGCAACAAAAGCACAATTAATAGCTAGAGCAGTAAGCTTGTTATTTATAGCTAATAGTATATATAATATATCTAGAGATCCTACAGTACAAGAATCCTTTTCATCTTTAAGATCAAAAATTGTTGGAATTGTACCAAAATTAAATATTATACTAGGTGAAGTTTTCCAGAATAAATATAGAATAATTAATCAACTTGGAAAAGGTGCTGTTGGAACTGTGTTTACTGGGAAAAATATTAAAAATGACACGGATGTTATTATAAAATTTGTAAAAATTAGCTTTCCATTAATAAGAAACGAATTAGATGTTCTTAAACATCTTAAAAGTATTGGTTGTAAATATTCAGCATGTTATATTGAACATATGTATAAAGATGGTTCTGCAATAATCATATATTCATCCTCTTATAAGAAAACACTTGCAATAACGTATCCTACTGATATTGCAAAAAAGATAATAGTAAATCTTATAACAGGTTTATATTTCTTACATACAAATAATATTGCTCATTTAGATATTAAACCAGAAAATATTATTGTTAGCGACCATGGTGATATTCAGTATATAGATTTTGGAGTATCGTGTGATAAATACTGCTCACTCTCTTCTGCAGGTACACCTGTATATATATCCCCAGAACTTCGTATTAAAATGGATTTGCATAACTCTGGATTTCCGCAACCTATATTGACATTACATGAAGCTTTTGCTGGTGATATTTTTTCTTTAGGCACTGTTATACAAAAAATAGATTCTTACAGAGATTATTTAACTACCGAACAATACAATGTTGTAAAGAAAATGACTTTACCTGTAGCTGATAGAATTAAAATAGATGAAGTTCGTCAAGCTTTTGAAATTAGCAAGATAAGATCGCCTGGTTTATTTGGATTGAATTTTTTTGGTTTGTAATTACTTTGATTTTTTCAGAAAATCATATACATCTGGTTTTTTATAAATTTTTATACTTTTTGATACTAATTTTTTAGTAGTATCAAATTGACCTAAACAGACATCACCAACACCATCTTTTTGTACATCTTCTGACAAAAAAATAATTGTATAAATTGGTCCAAGTTTAATTAATGATTTAAGAAATATATTATGTAATGCATCTTGTTCGTATGACTTGTTAGAAGATAACATATTTGTAATTCTAATGTAGTCTTCCAATGGTTCAGATTCTTTTTTATAAATAAATTGTAAAGAAGCCGACTCAATGTAACCAGGGATCCTCGAATACCCAAAGTCAGTTATAACAATTTGATAACCAAAATTTGGTACTATAACCTTCTTTCCATTTATATTGTATTCCCAATAACCGCCTGGATTAGTTGTATAAATTAGTATATTATTCCAATGTAAATCATGATGCCAAACTCCAAGATACTTCCGCATACAATAGATGCCTATATATATTTGAAGATATACACTAATAATTTCATCAATACGGTGTTTTGTAGTTAAAAATTTTTTTAATGTGTAGTCAGCCTTGTCAGATACTAATAGTAAACAATGTTTACTTGCTTGTACTTTTTTATTTGCAAATGTACAATTATCACAAATAAAATATTTATATAACAATGGTAGGAAATTACAAATGTTTTGTTCAACCATTAAGCTTAATAATTGTAAAAAATATAATTCAGATAAAGCTGTACTTCCATTTAATGACACTAGACTTGTAGGTTTATCTATAAACTTCAATTCGTTGCCATACAATGGTATTTTTTTAATAACTAGTTCAACTGTATCGTGAGTAGCTCTAAAAACATCAGAATTTATATTTCCAGACTCTGTTCCTATGCTATTAAAAACTTTGATTTTTTTCCCAATCTGTTTTTCGTTATTTACAGTTATGACACACTGACGTGTAACTATATTTTTTAGTTTTTTTTTCAACTGTGTAAAATTTTCAATTTTTAAAGACATCTTAATATTAAAAAATAAAATAATTTTTATTCTTTAAAATTAATTGGTAGTATTAGTTAAGTAATTGTACATATATGTACTAGCATATGTACCAGCCATAACAGGTAATGCTACGTCTGCAAACATATGAATCATACAAGCAATAACAACATTATCGACTGTTAAAGTCCCAGTATTAGTCATAGTACTCAAAAAGACAGTTGGTGCAATTACTTGCGAAACTTTGTTATAAATTCTGTACAACATTGATTGTTGCCCAGTATTGTACAACGAAGAAATACCAATAGAGTAACTATTTCCATTAATAGTTAACTGAAATAGATCATTAGAATTATCTACATTTTCAGTTTGAGAAGTGTTTTCAGTTTGATAAAGCGAGTCGAGTTGTACTGGTGCTCCCATTGGTTGTTATATTGTTATATATTTTTATTTTTAAGCTTTTTATTTTTGTGATAGTCTGCCACAATCTTTACAGATTGGAGACTGTAATCGTCCATTATACGCCGATTCAGCATTCTGTTTAATCAAATTTAAAGCATTTTTTTCAAGATAACGTCTATAACTGTATTCATCTGTGATACCTGCACTTTTTTTAATAGCTTCGTGTGTCACACATGAAGCATTCCAATTTGTAAATGATCTCGCATCTCCTACTAAATAAGGCATGTATTGTTGTCTAGTTTAATATTTTACAAAGAAAATAATTTAAAAAAATAAAATTGATTATAATTAATGTTTGATATCTTATTTACAACGAATTGGATAAACAGTTTTATGTGCTGTGTTTTTTTACAACTAATACTTGAAAAAGTTGGTTACAACACAAACAAAGCAAATATTCTAACATGTATTTTATTCCAAATATTTTTTGTTAGCAATACAATGTTATTAATTTACAACCAAATTGTTGAAGGTCTTATTGTAACAGACGAATCAATTGGAAATACTTATTTATTATATGGCTATTTTGTGTATGATACTATTTTTTTGATAATATATGAAAACAAAATTGTATTTATAATACATCATATTATAAGTTTAATTGTAATAGACACTGTTATATTATTAGATATAAGCGACACCGCATTGATTCACAATATTAGTTCGTTGATAGCAGAAATAACAAACCCATTTTTAAACTGTCGAATTATATTGAAAAATAACGTAACACTTAAACGTATAAATTATAAAATAATACTGTGGACATATTTTGTTTTCAGAATAATATTATTTCCAATCTGTTGTGCTGTATTTATAATGAAAATCAATTACACTTCTTCAAATGTTCCAATTGAAGTAAATATAGTATTAATTATATTATTAACTGGACTGTATAGTATGAGTATACATTGGTATAGAACAATATCTAACAAAATTTCTTAGTACACTGTTGGTTCTAAAGTTAAATTAAATCATCAAACACGTTCTTTATCAAATCATATGATTTTTTACATTTTCTATAAATAAATCCTCATTTATTACATTTACATCAAAATCATTCTTTCTATATAATTTTTCTTGTAAAATTACATCTTTTAATTTTATATGTTTTTGTATCTCTTCAATGCATTTTATGTTAAATATCATGTAATTTTTTCCAGCATCTTCTTGTACTTTTATCAATTCAACAAATGGATGGATATTTACTTGTTTATGATAATCTTTTGTTTCAATATATAATCTTTTACAAAAATCCATTGTAATTTACTCATACAAATTAAAATTGGAAGCCTAATTTGGTTTAAGAAAAAATTAATTTCTTAATACTATACTATACTATACTATACTATACTATATTACAAATATGAATAAAGTGTATGATTATTTTACAAAAGAAAAACCTAATGTAAAAAAAGCTACTGTAGTTGAAAAACTAAAACTTACAAGAGAAAGACAAGAAATTTTGAATCAAAAAGTAGCAAATAATGCTATGAAATTTTTATTAGAAAAAAAAATAAAGGCAACTGTCGGAGGTAAAAAGAAAAAACCAGTTAAAAAAGTTGGTGGATCAAGTAATAAGTCATTTACAGAAAGTATAAAACAAAGTTATAATATTTGGAAAGCAGGACGTAATGGACATACATTTCCATATACATTATATAAAAATTTATAATTATTTTATTTGTAATAAAGATAATAAACAAATGGACCGTCTTAGAAAAATGTTTGGTTTACCAATTTTGATAAAACCAACAAAGCGAGAAATGAAGGAAATTTATGACAAAGTCAAAATAAATAAATTACGACTAATGAGTGGTGGTAAAAAGAAGAAAGTTGTTTCTAAGAAGAAGAAAGTTGTTTCTATGAAGAAATAATTATTTTATTTGGTAGAGAGTAGTATATATGGATTTTATCCGAAAAATTCGCGGATTGCCAGAATATAAAGCATTGAAACCAACAGAACGTGATAATGTTAGTATGGATTTTGTTATTAATCAAAATAAAACTAGAAGAGACAACGCTACTAGTAAGAACAATCTTAGTAAAAAGAAATCAAAACCAATGGTTGGCGGTAAAAAGAAGAAAGTCGGTAGTAAAAAGAAAGTCGTTTCTAAAAAGAAATAATTTTATATATTAAAAATATGAGCGTAGTACTTTGTATTGATCCTGGTATTTTTAATTTATCAATAGCAATAGCAAGCTGTGACAATACCGATGATTTCACAACATATAAGATACATTTATGGGATGTGTATGACACATTAGAAGAAGACAATCATCTATGCGACGGTGTTACAAAAAAAGGACAAGTTTGTGGAAAAACTCCGTCATTTTGGTACAAAAACGACGATAAATATAAAAAATACACTTGTAAGACACATTGTCCAAAAGAAATCCAAAAATTTACATACAAAAAAAAAGTTGCTAAAGACTATCTATTACAAGAAAAGGCTTTAGCAGTTATAAATAAAATCCAACAATTATACGATGATAACATTGAACTTTTTAATAGTATAACTCTTATAGCATTAGAGTTACAACCAACTGTAAATCCAAGTGTCAAAATGTTATCACATGTCATATTTGGAAAATTTGTAGATCTATATAAAGACCTACCGAGTGTCCAAATAAGATTTATACCAGCATCAAGGAAATTAAAAGTTGGTTATAAAGGTCCAGAGGTAATATGCAAGTTGAAAAGTGCTTACTCAAGACGTAAGTATTTGTCTGTACAATATACTAAATGGTATTTAGAAAATGAATTTTGCAACGAACAAAGAGACTTGTGGTTACCTCATTTGTTAAGTAGAAAAATTCAATTTGACATGTCAGATGCGCTATTAATGTGTATTAATGCATTACATGGTGTACCAAGAAAAAAAATTACAAGACTATAGAAGAAGAAGTACTACCAAACCCTCCGTTGCCTCTAGAAGTAGTAGATAAATTGTCTACTAAAACAAGATTGAATGGTTCAAGCGATGGGCTTGCAATTTGAAATAATCGATCCCCTTTTTCGATTAAATAGTCATCACCACTAAAATTATCAAGAGCTACTTTAAGATTTCCAGTATAACCACTATCAATTAAACCAATAGAATTAGCCAATCGCAAAGGTGTTTTGTAAATACTGCTTCTTGGTAGTATAAAAAACGACTTGTTAACAAATAACTCAGTTTTTCCAATTTTAAAAACATTATTTTTTTCTTTTAGTTGACATGCTATTCCAAGATCTACAAGAACTGTTTCACCTTTCTTAACGACCATGTCTTCTTTGAAGAATAAATCAAGACCACTATCGCCATTAAAGAAAAACCCATGTTTTTCGTACATCTCTTTAACAGACTCGTTTTCGCATTTGATATGAAGGTTCATTATTGTTAATAACAATTTTATTTTTAAATACTTATTTGATTTTTATCATAGCTGCTCCAACATTAGATAATATACCAGTTCTCATTTGATTACGTAGTATAGGATTATACCATTCTAATGCATTAGAAAATGCTGATATTAATAATGATAATTTAATAGTTTTTAAAATGTCAAACTCTTTGTTGTTTACTATAAGATTGTATATAATATATAATATAAGTATTTCAAAAGCTTCTACTAGAAATTCATATAAGTAATCTAATATCAAGTAATCTTTTCTATGATCTATTTCCATTGTTTACCTTACTTTAACAAAATAAAATAAATTATTTTATTTTGTTACTGTATATGAATTTATTATTTGGACAAATAACACCTCAGCCAACACAGTATGATAACATGCGCAATACGCTAAAAGTTATTTATAATATTAAAAATAAAAAATATCCATTTGACAAAACAGTAAAATTACTTTCTGTTTATATTCCAGGTATTAAAGAAAAAATTAATAAGATTGTAAATGAAAGAATATCAAATAGAGGTATTTATGGCCAAGAATTACAAGATTATACAGATATTGTATTAGATGGTGTAATAACAAATTTTATGATAGATAACATGCCTATATGTAAAGCATCACAACAGATTAGTTCTGGTGGTAAAAAACCAGTTACAAAAAAAAAGCAGTTACAAAAAAACCAGTTACAAAAAAAGCAGTTACAAAAAAAAACAGTTACAAAAAAAGCAGTTACAAAAAAATCAGTTGCAAAAAAAGTAAAAAAGTAATAAATTAATTTAATTTAACTACTATGTTTTCATCGTTTATACAGCTTTTATAATTACTATTTTCAGATTCTGTTGTGTTGCCATTGTCGTTGTCGTTGTCATTGTCGTCCCATATTAATTTTAATTCAGAGTTAGTAAGATCCATATTATTGATTAGATTTTTACTATAATCATTATATGTACTATAACTTATATCATACAAATTACCATTACTATTATTTGGTATTTCAACTATTTCTGATATATCAAGTTGATTATAGTAATGTGGGAAAAGTGATTCTATAGAATCACTATCACTGTCAGTATCAAAAATATAATCATTCTCGTAAGTGTAATTGTAAATGTAATTGTAAAGACGATTGTATAATTGATTAAATAAATTAGGTATTGATGCTAAATCACACATAATTATATTTGTAATACAAAATAATTTATAATTTTTTTAAAAGTCTTTCTAATGAATTTGTTTTTTTAATTTTTTTAATTTTACCACATCTATTAGTTTTGACATTTAATATTTTACCATCTGGGCATATTTTTTTAGGAATTTTTTTAGGAAGATCTGGTAACTCATACTCACCCAGTTTCTTTAGTCTAACTTTATCAATATTATGAATTTCTTTTTGTTTTTCGAACACCATGTTTTTATAAAGATTAAGACTTTTTTTTGGTACTAAAAAGCCATGATTATTATCACTCAATTTTACAATAGGTTTATAATCTCTTTGTACTATTTGAGCTATAGCTTGTCTATTTTTATCCACAGAATTGCTTTTTTTTTGATAGTTATATACGATATTTTTTAATATATCTTCAATTGCCATACTTATTACGTTTCGTCCTTTCTATTGCAAATTAAAATAATTATTTTTTTTTAGAATAAAATTATTGTCAATACATTTGATTGGTCTTAATGTTATAGGATCCATCGCAATTCTTGGTGGTAATTTAATTGGGTTCATCTTATAATATGTATTTATAAAATAATTTTAAATTTCTAAAAAAGTTAGATTACCAATGCAGTCATCTGAATCAGAATCTGATAAATCAAATTCAATTTCTTTAAAGTCGGAACAAGTTTGTTTCTTAGTAATAAAAACACAATCTGTGATAGACTCTTTATAAATTTTTTTACGTCTATAATGTTGTCCTGTAAAAATAGAAAATTTATCAAATATATCAACAATTATAGGAACAACATCAGTGTGTTGTTTTCTAAATACACGCCCTATACTCTGGGTTATACTTGATCTTGGTGTTGCAAATATTAAACAGTTTAGTTTTGGATGGTTAAATCCTTGATTACATACTCCATATGATCCTAAAATTACTTGTTTTGTTTTAGTTTCGTTTAGGTCTTCTTTTTTCATACTTCCTATAAATAAACCACTTATATCTGAACCTAACTGTTTATACAGGTACTTCAATTGTATAATACGATCACTTAACACTAAAATACATCTATCACTGTTTTTAATGAGATCTAGTATTATCTCTATAATCAAATTCGAGCGTGTTTTATCAGTTCCTATGTTACTAACCATTTTAGAAACAGCAGCTGTTCCATCTCTAAGAGTCTCTGGTTTACTCGAAACCCCAGTGTAAGGATACACATGTATTTCAGAGCTTTGTTTTTTTGCAGTAGAAACATTAGAATAAATTACATCACCAATGTACCATTTAATGATCTGTTCAAGTTTATCTTTTCGTTCAAGCGTAGCAGTTAAACCAAACATGTATTTAGGTCGTATTTTAAACATGATATTTGAAAATACTTCACTTCCAATAGTGTGAACTTCATCAATAATAACTAACCCAAATGATATAAAATCTTCTGGTGTTTTTTGCTGGGAAGACAATGTTTGTAACATTCCAATCACAATGTCTTTATCGTGTATATCAAATTTTTGTCCCTGAATAATACCGACTTTCGCATCTGGTATTTTTTCTTTGATTTCGTGCGACCATTGTTTTAGTAGTTCTATTTTGTTAACTATTACCAGCGTTTTATAACCAAATGATGATGCGATTTTTAGTCCTAAAATAGTTTTGCCAAATGCTGTATCAAGATTTATAATACCTCCACCAAAAGGTTTTGTTTTTTCTTCCATACAACGAGTGTAACATTCAGTTTGATATGGTCGTAAAATTATATTACATGAACTAAAATTGGAGTGTTCAATCTGTTTATCAAAATTTATTTTGTAGTTTAGACTAAGCGTTAAACCATAGTAAATAGGAACTACCATAATTTCTTCTATCATCGTGTAGACTTTAAACGAATTTGGTATAACATTTCCAAAAGAACTAAATGGTGTTACAGTTAATTCTTTTTTAATTTTTTTTGACAGTTCAGGTGTTATATTAGATATAACAAAACCATATTCATTTACAGAAGCACTTGTAATAGACATTACTTAATTACTTTTTTTGTTTTTAAAAACAAAAAAGAATGATCATTTACTAAATGAGTTACAACAAAAATGTACCAAGTTGGGACTTGTACTTTATGAATATAGCAGAAGTGATCAAAACCAGAAGCCCTGACTTCATTAAAGTTGGATCAGTACTTGTATCCATGAAAGACCATCGCATTATTAGCACTGGATACAATAGTTTTAAAAGTGGGTTAGATGATTCTGTATTTGATTGGAATGACCGCGAACTTGTATCTGATCTAGTGATCCATAGTGAAACGAACTGTATTCTGTACGCGCAAAACAGGTTTGAAGACGCGGTTTTGTACACAACATTGTCTCCCTGTAGAAAATGTCTAAAATTGATATCTGCTACACAAATAAAAAAAGTGGTTTACAAACATGATCATAAAGATATAGATAAAGTTATAGCTTTATCTAAAATTTTAAACATTGAATTAGAAAAATTTAATATGTAAGTGTGCTCGTATATGATTAATAAAAAAGTAATATGTTCATACAACATCGAAAAAGTGTATGAACAAATTGATAATTTAAAAGACGTTAAAAATGTATCACGTCAATTTAGAAAGAACAATGAAGTATGTGTAGTTATAGATTTTTTCAAGACATCTAAAAAAATACAGTACTATACTATTTTTTTAAGCTAAAAAGGCGTTAGTTTGTGTGTTAAAATCGTTTGCGCATATATAAACACATACAAGTGTATTAGTACTTCTACCAACTTTTAAAGTAGCTCCAAAATTATTAGATGCTGAAAAGGTAATATACGGATAATTCCCTCCTGTGACGTATACTCCCATATGTGATCTTATATTTTTAAAATTATCAAAACTGGAATGAATAGTTGTAATATTATTACTTAACCAAGTCTTTTGGTCTTGAGAAAGAGTCATTGTTAATTTCCTGATATAAAATAATATTATTTTTTAGTTTTACCAAATCGTTTAATAAAAGAATTAATAGCTTTGGTTTTTTCTATTTTTACGTTGTAATTATGTACAGCAGCTGTAACAGCAGCTGTCCCTATAATTGCCGTAGATGCTATTATAATATTTCTCACAATATTACTTTTACTAACGTAAACAGTGTTTTTATTAAGTGTGTAGTCTATTGAATTTTTTTGAATTATATCATCAAGGCTGCTTCCGAAATTATTATTATAAGAAATCATCATGTTTGTCTTTTTCAAGTAATCTAATATGCTTTCTTTTCCTTTCAAAAACCAGAACCTTGGAATTATTCTATACAAAGAGTAATTGTATACATTAACTGTCCAACCGTTTTTAAATGGCAAACCAGATTGTCCACAATATCTTAATGCTCTACCCCAACTTTGTACATTATCAGAGTTATATAATTGGTCTTCAAATATATGCGTGTATTTAACATCATAAAGGTCAATTCCTTCTTTAAATCCTGAATCTAATACTATAAAACGTACTAAATCACCATGAATATTTTCTGGTCTTTTATTATAGACGTCGAGTACTTCTTTGGTTATTTTTGGTGTTGTTGGATTATTCCATAATGCAGTACTACTTAATACAGCTACTTTTGCAGAATCATCTGACAAAAGAATGTCTGTGTCTATTACAATTCTAGAACCTTTTGGTTTATTTATAAGAGTATATCCAGCAGCTACTAATGCAGATATAATAATTTTTGAACCATAACCATTTCCTACGCCTGAATATATATAGTGTTTATACAGTTTTTGTTCTTTACGATAATCTGCTTTGTCTAACTTCTGTATATTTTCGATTAAACTAACTAATTTAGGGGAACTATATTTGAGTTTATCTAAAAACTGTTCACTATCAAATGTTGGTTTGTCAAAACGATCAGTTTGTTTAATACTTGCAAAGTTTATTACTT